ATATTAAATTTTATGGTATGCGAGTGGCAGAGCCGCACAAAGACGGTACGCCACACTGGCATGCGCTAGCTTATGTGCCAGCAGAACATAAAGAAGAAGTTATCCGATTATTTAAACAAAAAGCCCTAGAGTTAGACGGCGATGAAAAAGGCGCAGCAGAACACCGTTGTAAAGTGGAAGAATGCGATAAAACAAAAGGCAGCGCAACGGCTTACATTGCCAAATATATTGCGAAAAATATTGATGGTTTCGCCCTTGCAGGCGAAGTGTCAGACGAAGACCCAACACTAAGCCTACACGATAACGCATTGCGCGTTCGTGCATGGGCGAGCCGTTGGGGTATTCGTCAATTCCAATTCTACGGTGGTGCATCAATTTCTGTTTGGCGCGAATTGCGCCGATTAATCAGTGGTCAAGCAGATGATGAAATTATCGATAAAGCTCAAGCAGCAGCAGGTATAGCAAATGATTATGCCGCCTACATGGATATTCAAGGCGGGGCACTGGCTAAACGTACTGATCAACCAATCAAACTAGATTATGAAACCAAGCCAGCGAATAAATATGGTGAACAGCGTAAAGCCATTATTGGGCTGGCTAACCGATTTAGTCTTAAACAAGTCATCTCACGCACCAAAAAATGGCAAATTAAAAAACGCCCACAAGATTTTGCACAACGCACAGAATCTATGGTTGAGCGTAGCTCAACCGCTAACAATAGCGCACGCAGTGCGCCTTGGACTTGTGTCAGTAACTGTAACCGCTCATTTATTGAGCAAAAGATCAAATTGCTGACACAATCGATCTGCGCACCACTTAGCGCACAAAAATTAGACTATTTATTCAAGTACAAACGGCTAAGCATAGATAAATATACAGCCTTAACACTCACCGAAAACGATGTGCAGTTAGTGAAACGGAATCAAAATATGATGACGTCGCTTTCCCCTGTGCCGAGAAACCTTCAAAAACTCAAAGATTTTCATAAAAGCAAACGTATTCAATAGGAGAAAACTAAATGAATAAAAGAAAACAGAAACAACTTCGCCGAATTCTAGCAGCAAAGTGTGCGGAAAAGTGCGGTCAATTTGAAGTAGAAAAATTAAAAGCAGACGTATGGGCGCTATCAATCCACTTACAACAAACTAACCGCAGTTTAAAGATTCAAAACGAATCAAGAGAATCCATTAACCGCTATTTTGTCAGCGCGATTAAACAATTAGAAGACGATATAAAACGCGAACGTATAAGCCACGTTTTGTTAGGGCTTGCCAGTGGAATGATTGGTGGGATTATTGGGATGTTTATGTTTGTTTTGTGTGTTTTGTAGGGGGAAGAATGAGACCAATATTAGATGCTTGCTGTGGATCTAGAATGTTTTATTTCAACAAAAATAATCCACATGTTTTATTTGCCGACAATCGCAAGCTAAAAACTACATTTAAAGATAAGGGTAAAGATAGACACCTTGAAATTAAACCAGATGTTATACACGATTTTACGGATATGCCATATCCAGATAAATCTTTCAAATGTGTGATTTTTGACCCACCTCATTTAATTAAAGGCGGAGATAACTCGTGGCTTATAAAAAAATATGGAAAACTGAATAAAGATTGGAAAACACAATTAAAAAAAGGATTTGATGAATGTATTCGAGTTCTAGATGATTACGGCACACTTGTATTTAAATGGAACGAAACACAAATAACAGTTAGGGAGATTATTGAAATTATTGGGTGTAATCCTGTTATTGGGCATAAATCAGGTAAATCAGCTAAAACACATTGGTTACTGTTTGTAAAAGGGACTAATTAATAGGATGATAAATATGAATAAATCCAACACCAAAAAATCAGACAAAGACTTATGGGCTACACCTTGGTGGGTTTTCCATTATGCAGAACAATATTTCAACATCAAATTTGATTTAGATGCGTGTGCAATGGAACATAACACTAAAGTGAAAAACTTTATCAGCCCAGAACAAAACACGCTAACAGCAGATTGGCAAGGGCGTTACTGTTGGATGAATCCGCCTTATAGTAACCCGTTGCCGTTTGTGTTGCGCGCAATCCAACAAAGCGTGTTACATAACAAAACGGTGGTGATGTTACTCAATGTGGACGGTTCCACAAAATGGTTTGATATGTGCGTGCGCAATGCTAAAGAAATTGTCTATATCACTAATTCACGGATCCCATTTATCAACAACGAAACAGGCGAGGAAACAGACCAAAACAACAAACCGCAAATGCTGGTGCTATTTGAGCCAAAAGCACCTTACGGCAGTTTGAAATCGTCTTATGTTTCGTTGCATACGATGAAAGAACAGGGATTAAACACAAAATAAAAAAAAAGCCGCTATTTCTAGCGGCTTTTTTCATCATCTAATATTTTTCTCAATTTGGCTTTCTCGTCATCTGACAGTTTTCCTAAAACTAGTTCAAGTAATTTATCTTTCGTTAATTTACTACTTCGTGTGGTGTGTCCGAATTCCATATTCATGACAAAGCGATGACCGCACTGGGGATTTTTGCAAGCACAATAATAACGTGTGAATTCACTGTGTATGCGTTCAGCTCTTTCAATTACTGATTTTGCATTGCAAACAGTGCAATAAATATCTGTTGTTCTTGCCATTTTCCCCAAAAGCCACAAAATTAATATGTGATCATTATTATATATAACACTGGCATTTTGTATAGCCTTTGAACGTAAATTTATTTGCTAAAATTTTGCTCACGGAACTTGATTTTTAACAAAGTTTTTATTTCGGGATCACTGTTGATAGTTTCAGCTATTATCTCCTGCAGTGGCATGACTTCATCATAGTGATAGACTTCACGATATTTTAAGGGGTCACCTAATCCTGCAGTATTTGTTGGGATGATGCCGCTTAAACCTGCAGGGAATCTGTGTGCGGTTAAAACGTCTTGCGCAGATATGTTTTTTATATTGGCAAATTCATCTTTGGTGCCGGTATCGCCAATCGGAATCACTTTTAACCCGTCAGGATGACCGCCCGCAATATTCACAAACATAGATCGGAAATTTCCTACGCCTTTAGATTCGCTGATCTTTCTTGCGATCTCTTCTTCCATTTCTTCGGTTAAGTCGGGATCCGTTGAGTACAAAATAAAGCCCATATGCGCACCATTACTAAAATAACGACGGCGAAATACAGTAGCATCAGAGTTTAATAGTGCAGATTGGATACCGCCTACATAATCGGGCGATCCATAAACCTGCTGCATGGGATCGTAAAGTTTAATAAAAATAATATCTTTAGCTTCATAACGATAGATTTCTTGTGCGGTATCATAAAGTGATTTTTTCATCAAATACGAATAGCCGCCGTCTTTGCGTACTCGTAAATAAAGGCTGGAAAGAGGCACTAAACGCACCACTTGACCAAAACCATTACGAACTTTTAAAAGCCCCACATCTCCAAATTGAATTAAGTTTAGGCAAAGTGCGCGCATATCCATACGAGATAACGCTTTTCCGCCTTCGTAGAGTGCGCTTACCATGTTGGCTCGACTATGCAGAATTCCGCCATGTTGTGCGTTTTGGTGTGGTAGTTTTGCCAGTGCGTGACGATTCACTGGGGGCAAATAGCAGTTGTAATTTTCGTCAAAGCCAATACCGACATAATCTAACGCGGGTGAGGCGGTTATCTCACTTAATGAAAAAGTGCGGTCATTAATAGGCGCAATCACAATGCCTTTTTTACTGTCTTTTTTTACATTAGTTTCCACTTAATACACTCCATCCGCGACGTTTGCGCGGTTTATCATTTAAAGATTTTTTGTTGATGGCATTACAAATGGCGAAAAACACATCGGCGTGCTGTGTTTTTACAGTGCGTTCAGCCGTGAACGTCATCGTATTGCCCGATTTGGTTGATTGGTGCTTAATCATTAAAAAGCTAGGCACAATATCCAATTCTTTTTCGCTCCACTCAATTTGCCCATGCTCAACTAAATCATGCACTTTTAATACCATACCTGTTTTGCTTTCTGGGTTGTAAATAATCGCCGTGGCGGCACGGCGGGCAAATTCTTTCACTAATTCATAAACTCCATAACCGACACCCGTCGCATCAATACCGATGTAGGTCATATTGTATTTTTCATAAAGTGCACGAATTTGATTAGCTTGATACACATAAGATAGACCATGCCATTGATGCCGTTCGAGCAAGCGATATTTTTCACCGGGTAACGCAGGCGGGGCAATAATTACAAAACTTGCACCATCACCACTGTGTGCGGGGTCGAATCCGCCCCAGACTTCACGATCACCAAAAGGACGATCCGATTTCGGGTTAAAGTCTTTCCATTTAGTAATATCTACACCACATTTTAAAAGTTGATGAACAGTAAAAATCGAATCCGCATCATCAATCCAAACGCACATATAAAGCTGATTAAACGCGTATTTGCTATAGCGCTGCTTCAGTTTTTCAATATTAAATAACGTATCAGCACCGCCTTTTAGCGCATCTTCAATCGTTACCACATAACGCCACTGACCATCGGGGCAAAGTCGTCCGCCGTCGCGCAATTCCGCAAAAGTCGGAAATGGAATATTTTTGCGTTTTGGATCACCATCGCGCCAGTTGTCACCACTCCAAAATGAATAGGATTCGTGGAATTTTGAAGACGGCGTACTGAAATAGGTTTCACGCCATCTTGCATGCGTTGCCATGGCCGATGCCACATCATTGAATCGCTGAAAGTCACGAATCCATGCGTATTCGTCACCGTACACATGGCCACTATTACCCTGTGACGTGTTTTTGTTGGTCGATAAAAAATGCAACTCTGCGCCATTGCTTAAAATAATGGGGTTGCCGGTCAGCTCAACGCCGAAATATTCCCGCGCCATCTTCACAATGTAGTTTTTAAAGATTTCTGCTTGTCGCTTACTAGCTGATAAGAATATTTGATTGTCACCGCTGAAAATAGCATCTTCCAACGCCTCAAAACTAAAATAATAGGTTGCCCCAATTTGGCGCGATTTCAGAATATTGCGCACATCGTGGTGCTTGTTGGCGCGGATGTGTTTTTGATAATTAAACAAAGAATCAATAAACGGCTGGCACATTTCGGGCGTAACGTGGGAAATATCATTCTTCACCCGCTTTTTCTTCTTACGTTCGTCACCGTCACCGCTGTCGGCAAAGGCGCGTTCACCGCTAGAAACATCATTAGAATTGACCGCACTTTTTGCCGTCACTTTAGCTACCGTTGCTGCACGTTGCTTTTTGTACTGAATATCTTTATCGATCAGGGCTTCTAGTTCTTTTATTTCCTGATCGCTTTTATTTTCCCGTTCTGTCAGCGTGATAATGCGTAGCGCGATCAATTCTTCAATCCCGCTTTCGCTGATTAAATTGCGCCAATTGTATTTTTCCGCCCAATAGTAAATCGGGCGTGTGCTATTTAAACCTAATTCTTCAGCGATCTCTTTCGGCGTGTATTTTTTTAAATATAAAAACTTTGCCGCATAAATCACTTCGTCATCGTAGCGTTTTGTTTTTCTTTTTCTTAGCTTAGATTCCGTCATCTTTTATCTTGCTGTTGTTGTGTTGGGCGTATTGTGGCAACAAAAACAGCAAAATTTTAATGGCAAAAATTGGATCTGTTCGGATACGCGCAGTTATTGATCTATATCCGAATATATCCGAATTTCGCCCCGTGATTTTGCAAAAAAGATCGGCAAAAATGGCGGCACTTACGCAAACAAAGCGAAACATAGGCATTTTTAAAATGAACAAATCTAAACTCAAAACTGATTTTATTTGTATCGCCACATCGGGCTACACCGTGGACGGTCGCCAAATCACCGCCCAAGAATTGCACGAAATGGCGGAAACATACGATCCAGAACACTACACCGCGAATTTATGGCCAGAACATCGCCGTTGGTTCAATATGGGGCAAGTGATCGAACTGAAAGCAGAAGAAAATGAAAAAGGCGAAACACAACTTTTTGCCATCATCGCGCCAAACCAAGAATTAATCGAATACAACAGAGCGGGTCAGTATTTATTCACCAGCATTGAAATTACCCCGAATTTCCGCAACAGCGGCAAGGCTTATTTATCGGGTTTAGGTGTCACCGATTCCCCAGCATCTGTCGGTACAACAGAATTGAAATTCTTTAGCGCAGAGCAAAAAGACATGATTTTTGGCGAGTTCGTCAAAGTGAATTTTTCTGCAAAAGAAAATGAAGAAGAAAAAATGACACGTAGTTTTTTCAACGCGATCAAACAATTCTTTTCATCTTCCGAACAACCGGAAGAACAACCAACTCCCAATAACAACAATAATAAAGAGGACGATGCAATGAACGATAAACAGTTCAAGCAATTAATTGATGCGATGAATGGTTTAGGCACCAAAATTGACAGCCATTTTTCAGCTAAAGTGGAAACCAAGCCAGAGCCAACAGAAAAGAAAGATGAACAACCGCAAGGCGTAACTGCGGAACAGTTCAATCAACTTTTAACAACGGTTCAGGCGTTGGATAAAAAATTCAACGAATTAAGCCAAGAACAAACCATTGTGCCAAATGGCGTGCCAACCGTTGAAAACGAAAATGTATATAGCGTAAACGGCTACAACATCGACTTATCAAAAGGATTCTAAACAATGAATAAACAAGCATATTACGCCCTAGCGGCAGCATTAGCGAAACACTTTAATCAACCTATTGATTCAGTGTTACGTGGCGAAAGTTTTGCACTTAAAGCACCTGAAGCAGCATTGTTAGGCGAAAATATTCAACAGCGTTCCGATTTCTTGAAACAAATTAATATGATTCAAGTAGCACATACGAAGGGTCAAAAATTATTTGGTGCAACAGAAAAAGGCGTTACTGGTCGTAAACAAACTGGCCGTAATTTGGCTAATCTTGATCATACTCAAAATGGCTATGAATTAGCAGAAACGGACAGTGGCATTATTGTGCCATGGGCATTATTCGATTCCTTCGCTATTTTCAAAGATCGCCTTGTGGAACTTTATAGCGAATATTTCCAAAACCAAGTTGCATTAGACATCTTGCAAATTGGCTGGAACGGTCAAAGCGTAGCAGATAATACAACTCAAACAGATTTGTCTGATGTGAATAAAGGCTGGTTGAAACTTTTACAAGAACAACGTGCGGCCAACTTCATGACCGAATCTACAAAATCATCAGGCAAAATTACCATTTTTGGTGATAACGCCGATTACGCGAATCTTGATGATTTAGCCTTTGACTTAAAACAAGGCTTAGATTTCCGTCATCAAAACCGAAATGATTTAGTCTTCCTTGTTGGTGCTGATTTAGTTAGCAAAGAAACTAAACTCATTCAGAAAAAACATGGTTTAACCCCTACCGAAAAAGCCGCATTAGGTTCACATAACTTAATGGGTTCATTCGGTGGCATGAATGCCATTACCCCACCAAACTTCCCTGCACGCGCTGCAGCTGTGACAACGCTTAAAAACTTAAGTGTGTACACTGAAGCTGAAAGTGTACGTCGTTCTTTACGTAACGATGAAGATAAAAAAGGTGTGGTGACATCTTATTATCGTCAAGAAGGCTATGTTGTGGAAGATTTAGGTTTAATGACCGCTATCGACCATACCAAAGTTAAATTAAATGGTGAAGAATAGGAACTAACCAAAAATGGGAATGCGAGATTTTCAACGTCAAATGCAGGCACTAGCAGACATTAATCAAGTATCAGAGAACAACACACAACAAGGTGCGGTTGCGACTCATGGTAATGATTATGCTGTGCTTGAAATCGCCTTACAAAATGATGTGAACGCAGTACGCGCATTCCCGACACGTGCCGAAAAATTAGACTATAAACGCAACCGATTTTTGCCAAAGTGGTTGCCGTTTGTGAGTGCATATTTAGATAAAGGGGCAATTTATCAGAATGATTACTTGGTTTATTGCATTGTGTATTTGTTTGACATTGCTGATTTTGACCGAGCCTTGTCATTGGCTGAAAAAGCAATTAAGCAAAATCAATCTATGCCGCAAGGGTGGCAAACCACATTGCCAAATTTTGTCGCAGACCAAATTTACAACTGGACAGATAAAACCGCCGCAGCTGGTCAATCCGTGGAGCCATATTTTTCACAAACTTTTAAAAACGTGGCGACCCAGTGGAAATTGCACGAAATTGTCACAGCGAAGTGGCTAAAATTAGCGGCGGCACTGCTTTTACGCAGTCCTCAAGGCAAAGTACAAGCCAGTGGCATTGATGATGCCGAAACGCTTGTGCTGGCTATCCAATTGTGTAACCGCGCTTTCCAACTCAATCAGAAAGCGGGTGTGAAAAATATGATTGAGCGTTGCATGATGCGTTTAAACGCGTTAGCAAAATCGGGCGATTACGACCCGAACAGTCTTCCCCAAGTGGCGGGCATGAGTTTGGAAAAACAGCAAATTGATTTTGATCTTGTTATTGAAAAACTCACCGCCCGCCCACTCCAAAATAACGAGGAAGGCAATGTTTAACGGCAGAACACAAGATTACGATGACACTACGATCACAAATAGCGGATTCTGGTGTGACATCACTATTGATGAATTTCAAAAACAACGGGCAATTCCATTACAGATCCCCGTTGAAATGGTGAAGGCGGTACTAATTGCTGCTATGCAAGGGATTAACATTGATTTAGCAGAAGTGGAAGAAAACTACCGCAAAAGCAAAATCAATTCTGTGCAAGAAATTTCAGCGCAACGTATTGACGGCGAAAATTACGCAGAAAGCCTTTACAAGAAGGCAGTATTCGCCAGAGCAAAAGCGGAGTTGTTACCAGAATTTAATACGCTTTCGGGGCGAGAAATTCACCAAAATCGCGAATATGTGGCCGAACAAAAAAGCCTATTAGCCGAGGCAACTCATGCTATTCGCACATTAAAAGGTAAAAAACGGGGTTCCGTGTGGCTACTGTAAAGAAAATGCTGTATCAGCAACTCACTGATTTTTTGCTCACAAAATTGCCGAAACGCTATCACGGGAATTTTTACAGCTGGATTGAAGACGGAAAATTGTTGAACGAAGGGCGACAAGTGACCGAAAACGGCATAGAAGTGTGTCATCTTTCTTACAACGGTGTATTTCACTTTGAGGCGTTGCCGTTCAATGAAATTTCACCGGCTTATTTAATGGCTTTTATCCAAGTGTGGGTAAACGAAAACGATCAAATGCGCGATGTGTTAGATGATGGCGAAATCCCTTTTGATTTAGACATTATCGACGATAACACGGCAGATTTAATCTTTACCATTGCTTTCCGTGAGCCACTCACGGCAATGGAAGATAGCGAAGGAGAATTAAAAATTGATGGTGTGAATTATCGTTTAGATGAAATTGAAGTTTTCACGGCCGAAGAAATTGACGTTGTCGTAAGGGTTGAACATGAACATCCGAATGGGGATTGATAAAGAGGACTTAAAGAAGTTTCTGAAAGATCTTGAAATCATCAGTTTACCCGATAAGAAAAAACGTGAAATTTTAATCCGCTCTTTGCAAATGATTAAACGCCAAGCGGTAAAAAGCGCGGCGAATCAACGAAACCCAATGGGCGGAAGTTGGAAAAAGCGTAAAAACGGCACGGCAAAAATGCTACGCCGAATTGCAAAGTTAGCCAACAGCAAAGCCGAAAAAGCGCAAGGCGCATTGTTTTATAAGCAAAAACGAACGGGCGAAATTGCGCAAGAACACCAAGAAGGAATTCCGCACTTATTTAAAAAAACGGAGTTCCCCGGCAAAAATAAAGGTGGCATTGGGTCAGACCCTTGCACCTTGCGCCAAGCAAAGAAATTAAAAGATTTAGGTTATACCGTGGCAAACGGTAAAACAAAAAACGGCAAAGCGAAACGCCGCAAGCCGACATTAAGCGAAATCCGCAGCACCTTATCACGTGCGAAAGCCAGTTTGATTATACGTAAACTGGAAGAAAAGAACGGTATGAATCCGAGCCGACATTTAACGCAATGGATAATTCCAACGGAAAAACGCCCATTCTTGGATACACGTGAAGAAGAAAACGCCAAGATTATTTTGGCGGAAATTCAAAAATATACTCAAAAACAACAATAAGAGGACAATAACGAATGTTCCCATCTGTACAAATCAACGCTCTTAATCAGTTAAGTGGCGAAACTAAAGAAATCGAACGCCACGCTTTGTTTGTCGGCGTAGGCACCGTTAATCCAGGAAAGTTATTGGCATTAACGCCTGATTCCGATTTTGACAAAGTATTTGGCGAAACCGATACAGACTTAAAAAAACAAGTGCGTGCGGCAATGCTTAATGCGGGGCAAAACTGGTTTGCGCATGTTTATATTGCACAAGAAGACGGCTATGACTTTGTCGAATGTGTGAAAAAAGCCAATCAAACCGCCTCTTTTGAATATTGTGTCAATACCAGATATTTAGGCGTAGATAAAGCAAGTATTGGTAAATTGCAAGAATGCTACGCAGAACTACTTGCTAAATTTGGTCGTCGTACTTTCTTCATCCAGGCTGTACAAGGTATTAATCATGATCAATCTGATGGTGAAACATGGGATCAATATGTGCAGAAACTTACCACTTTGCAACAAACCATTGTCGCCGATCACGTTTGCCTTGTGCCTTTATTATTCGGCAATGAGGCGGGCGTATTGGCAGGACGTTTGGCAAATCGTGCCGTGACGGTGGCAGATAGCCCTGCACGGGTACAAACAGGTGCGTTAGTGAGTCTAGGCAGTGCCGAAAAACCGTTAGACAAAGATGGCAATGAGCTTACCCTTGCGCATTTAAAATCACTTGAAACTGCACGTTATTCTGTGCCGATGTGGTATCCCGATTATGACGGTTATTACTGGGCGGACGGGCGCACATTAGACGTGGAAGGCGGCGATTATCAAGTGATCGAAAACGTCCGAGTAGTGGATAAAGTCGCGCGTAAAGTACGTTTATTGGCTATCGCGAAAATTGCTGACCGCTCTTTTAACTCCACAACCTCAAGTACCGCGTATCACCAAGGCTATTTTGCCAAACCAATGCGCGATATGAGTAAATCCGCAACAATCAACGGCAAAGATTTTCCAGGTGAATGTATGCCGCCAAAAGATGGTGCCATTACGATTGTATGGCACAGCAAAACCAAGGTAACGCTTTACATTAAAGTACGCCCTTACGATTGTCCGAAAGATATTACGGCAAACATTTTCTTGGATTTAGAAACATTGGGAGATTAATAAATGGAACGAATTAGCGGAATGAGTTTTGATTTCTACATGATGGGCTTTCCGATCCATGTAGAATCAGTGAATCTATCCATTAGTGATAATAGTGCTGTGGCTTTAACCCGTGGTATTCCTGATGGTTGGGTAAGCGGTGATGTAGCTGCAGAAGGTGAAATTGAGCTTGATTCAAAAAACTTTCAAAAATTATCACAAGCGGCAGCTAGTGCAGGCAGTTATCGCAGCTTGCCGGAAGTAGATTTTACCTTCTTTGCGATGCGAGGCGGTGTGCGCGACAAAGTGGAAACATACGGTAACAAAATTATTTTAACTGACGTGCTAAACATCGACCCCAAAGGCGGTGCGAAAAGCACAAAAAAATTGAAATATTTTGTCACAAGCCCAGATTTCGTGCGCATTAATGGTGTGCCTTATTTATCTGACGAAGATACACGTGATCTTATCGGTTAACCGAATTTAGGTGCTGGCCGTTCTGACGTACAACAATTATAAAAAAGCAAGTGCGGTCAGTTTCCTAAATGCTTTAAGGTGATTTTTATTATGAATAACAGAATGGATAGTACTCAGCCTTTTGTTGCATCTATCGTTGCTTTTGTATCAGGAATTACATTGAATGAGTGGGCGGCAATATTCGGTATTTTATTTGGTGCGGCATCAGTATGGATTGCCTACCGAAAATACAAAGAAGACGTGCAAGCACGTAAAGATGAATTAGCCTACAAAATGTTGGTGGCGAAAATTGAGGCGAAAAAATTAGGAATTAGTGATGAGTAAAAAATTTGGTGCAATGATTTTATGTTCTGCGGCGGCTGTTGCGACTGCTTTTTTTGCTCAACAAAAAGATTTGCCAGCAGAATTGCAAAACAAAGTCAGCCCACAAGCAGTTTACATGATTGTGAATCTAGAAGGCTGTGTGCGCAATCCATATAAATGCCCTGCCGATGTATGGACTAATGGCGTAGGCAATACCCACAACGTAGATAAAAGTAAAGTTTTGACCATTGACGAAGTGGCCGCCGATTTACGTCGCAACATTAAAGAGGCAGAAAATTGTATCAACGCCGATTTTAACGGCAGAGAAATGAATCAAGGGCAATATGATGCCATGGTGTCTTTAGCCTTTAATTTAGGCTGTGGCAATATCAAGCGCTATTACAGTAAAAAACACGGCATGACATTGCCTACAACGATTTATCGTGCAGCAAAAGCGCAAGACTGGACATTAATGTGCAATCACATTTCTGATTTCAATAAATCGGGCGGTCGAGTATTAAAAGGATTACAAATGCGCCGCACAAAAGAAAAGGCAATTTGTCTGGGGGAATAATGAATTTTAAATTCTTGGTAATCGGTGCGTTTTTGATCGTTTTTGTGGGCTGTATTGGCTCAACTCTGCACTACAAAAAACAAGCAGAATCGACCGCACTTTTGTTAAAACAAAGCGAACAAACCATTGAACAAAACAAAGCGATGTTGCAACGGTATGAAACGCAAAATGCGGAATTGACCGAGCAACTCAATCAAGCTAACAAAAAAGCCGAACAACGCCGGCAACAACTAAAGGACGTGCTAAACAATGCAGAAAATAAAATTTGGACTTATGGCCGCGTGCCTGATGATGTTGCTGGCGTGCTCAACGAAAGAGCCACAAGTAAATAATTTACAGCTAATTTGCCCACAAACAACCGAATGTAGACCGTTAAGCGTAAATATTAAAACTAATGGCGATTTAGCTGACGGGCTGAATCAGGCATTAGATCGTATTGAAACCTGTACCACGGCTTACACGGCGATGGACAAGTGTATTAAAGATTTTAATAACCAAAACAGAAACCAAAAGGGAAACTAAAAATGGAAAAAACAAACGCACAAACTTTGTTAGATAAACTTACTGGCAATCTTAAAGATTCGGTCAAAGTCGATGTTGAAGGGGTTGAGTTCACTTTTCTCCGAGACAACAGCGCATATGATCAAATGATGAATGACATTACGACTGACAATAAGGTGACCCCAATCAAAGATTATCTACTTGCGATTGTAGCGCGTGAGCAAAAAGAAGATTTATTAGCAATAATTAATGTACCGGGTCTTGCAGGTTTACTTGCGGGAAAAGTGAATGAGGTATTAGTACCTAAAATTAATATTACGGTAAAAAACTAGCCTCGCGTGTGGATAGCATAGAGCGCAATGGCTTATCGCAAGCTATTGCGCTACGAATGCACTATTTACCACACGCAGATAACAGCGACTACAATCTAGCGCGCGCAATGTGGTTACATAAACAGTATTTCGAACAACAGGCAAATGCCGTGGCAAGCGGTATAGCCAAGGTATTTTAGGATTAGACAATGGCAATTCAGGGGCTTGAGTACATCATCAGCTTAAATGATCAGCTTTCCGCACCACTTAAAGGCGTGATGAAAACCATTGATGATTTAGGCAAACGCGGTGAAGATGCCATGCGCCGAATTGGTTTAGGCGCTGCAGGTGTCATTGCCACGGGTGCAGCGATGAAAAACGCCCTAGATCCCGCCATTGATTTTACGCGTGCGTTGAATGAAGTTAAAGCCACTGGGCGCGAACAAGCTGGATTAGACAAAATCACCGATTTTGCCCTTGATTTTTCCGCAACCTATGGCGGTGCGGCGACTGATGTGGTGAGTTCTACGAATGAAATTGCGCGTGCCATTGACGGTTTAACCGATAGTGAACTCGTCGCCTTTTCTAAAAGCTCAAACATTCTTGCCAAAGCCACTGGTTCAGACGTAAAAGCCATGGGTTCTTATATTTCCCAGTTATACGGTATTTTTGGTGACGAGGCGGCAAAAATTGGTAAAGAAAAGTGGGTTGAGCAAATTTCAGCACAAGCCACCGTTACCGCAAATAAATTCAAATCATCGGGCGAATCCTTAATGCAGGCTTACACTAATTTGGGCTCGTCTGCGAAAGACCACGGCATTAAAACTGCTGAACAATTTGCCGTTATTGGTAACTTGCAAAATGTATTTGAAGGCGGGTTAGCCGGTACAAAATACGCGGCCTTTTTAAGTGGCGCGGTAAAAGCACAATCAAAATTGGGCTTATCGTTCCTTGATTCACAAGGCAAAATGTTGCCGATGATTGATATTTTGGAAAAAATCAAAGGCAAATATGGAGAGTTGAATTCAGAAAATCTTTACGAACTACAAAAAGCCTTTGGTACTAAAGAGGCTGCGCAAGTGATTAATAATCTTTTACCGAAGATTGATACACTTAAAGCGGATATTGCTGAAATCGACAAAATGAAAACCCTTGATGATGCAATGGCAATATCAAAAACAGTAACGGACTCATGGATGCGATTTACTGCCATTTTCCAAAATATCAAAATCGCCATTGGCACACAGATCCTTGCAAAACTTGAGCCTGTGATGAATCGCATTGCTGACATGGGGCAAGAGTTCACAAATTGGTTAAGGGCTTATAAGAATATTGCGCGTTGGATTGGCTATGCCGTGGGTGCATTGATTGGATTTACAGGACTAACGGCAGCACTTACTCTGATGAGTGGTATTGTTTCGGCAATCGGTGTGGCATTTTCTTTCTTAGTCAGCCCAGTTATGTTAGTCGTAGGTGCCGTGATTGGGTTAGGTATTGTAATTTATAAATTCCATTCTCAATTTATGGCATTTATAGCTGGCTTCATCGAAGGATTCAAAATGGCTGGGGTATCTTTCGCGCCGTTGTTTTCTGCCTTTGCGATTGTATGGAGTGCATTGCAACGCATCGGCTCAACCATCGGGCGAATTATTGGCTTATTCGGTAGTGCATCCGATTCGGCATATAGTTTCCAACAATTCGGCGTAGATATGGGCTATGCGTTAGGTGCCGTATTTAATATTGTGCTTAATGCAGTGGAATTAGTCGCACGTTCATTCGGGTTTATGGCAGATGTGTTTGCTATTTCTATTGGTGCCATAATTGAAGGGTGGAATGCGATAACCTCGCTTTGGGACAGTAACAAACCAATTGAAAGTTTTTCTAATATTGCTACTGCTTTAGGCAATATCTTTTCAAATGCGTTTAAAGGTATCGTCAATGCATTCACTTCGGTTATCAATTTTATCATTGAAAAAGCCAATTCATTGCCAGGCATTAATATCCCGCTGATCCCCAAATGGGAAGATGGCGCTTTACCAATGCAAAGCAGTGCGACAGCCGTGGGGGCATCTATCGGTACGCAAGCATTGCAAATGCAAAATCAGCTTGGCGCATTAAATACCACCTCGCCAAAATTTGAATTGAGCGAGCAAACACAACCGCAATTCACCAAAATGCCAAGCGGTTCGATCAGCAAAGCCATTACACAAAACCAACAAACCACTAAAACGATTAATTACGGCGGTGTCACCATCAACAGCAACGATGGAAACAAAGTATGGCAAGAAATGCGCAATCGCGAACAGTTGGCCGCGGGGTGATAAATGGAAAAACTTTACCTTGATTTATTAATTACCGGTGAAGACATCACGCTAGATAGCGGCAATCAACCACTAATTTGTGATAACCGAATTTCAATCGCGCAAGACATCAAGCATGCCATTTTAGAAAGTGGATTGGCGACACAACTTATCGCGGAACGTTCTCGCATTTTTCGTCGCGATATTATTTTGCAAATGGTGTTATTGGTTGAAGAAGATGTGCGCTTGATTCCTGGTACCGTTTCCATTATCGAAGAACGTTTAGGCCAGTTATTTATTACAGCTGAAACTTATGAATTTGGGCGACTTGATGAATTGGAGTTACGTTTAAATGAGTGAAAATTTTAAACAAATGTTAGCGGAAAGCGGCTTACCCACAGAAGAAACACAAATCCGACAAGAATTTGAACGCTTAACTGCAGAAGAAGGATTGATTACTAACACAAGCCGAATGAGCCCATTCTGGCGATTAATCACAGCTATTGCGGTTAAGCCTGTGAAGTGGCTGACAGATCATTTAATTGCTGAAATTCTGCCGAATTTATTTGTAAAAACAGCAAAAGATAGTTGGTTACAAATTCAAGCCTGGGCAGTGGGCTTAGATTTTAAAGCAGCAACAAAAGCAGAAGGCGTCGTGCATTTTACAAAAGAAAGCGATGTAACCGATCTCACCATTAAAGCGGGCACAGTGATCCAGACAGAGCGTATTAATGATGTGATCTTCCGTTTGATTGTCACGCAAGACACCATCATTCCTAAAGGTGTGTTGCGCGCGCCTGTGCCAGTAATCGCAGAGCAGGCTGGCGCAAATTACAATTTAGCGGCAGGTTATTACCGTATTTTGCCAGAATCTATCGCAGGGGTAAGTGCAGTAGAAAATTTAGAAGATTGGCTCACCTCACCAGGTGCAGATCGTGAAACGAATGACGAGTTGCGCGAACGCTATCGAACTCAGTTTTCCAGCGTTGGCCAACATCACATTGACAGTGTTTACAAAGGCATGATTGCGAAAGTTGCCGCTTTATCGGTGGACAGAATTTATTTTAAACACGATGCGCCACGTGGGCCAGGTACAGCAAACGCTTATTTGTTATTAGACACAGGCGTAACCAGTCAGCCGTTTATTGATAAAGTCAATCGCCATGTGCGTGATGAGGGCTTCCACGGCCACGGTGATGATTTGATTTGCTACGCTATGCCCGAAACAAAACACAATTTAACGTGCGCCATTTACTTTCAGCCGTCCATTTTTGTCGGCGACGTGCGTAAACAAGAAATCGTACAACAAGTGGAAAATATGATCCGCTGCGCATTCCGCGAAAATAATAATTATGACGTAACAAGGACGTACCCTTTTAGCCGTTTTAGCTGGTCGAAATTGGGCGAAGAAATCCACGACAACATCAGCGAAATTGCATCTATCGTATGGGGGCAAAGCGATATTCAAAGCGATTTATCTATTCCGCGTATTCAGCAGTTATCTGTCACTGTGCAAAAGTAAGGGGCGAAAATGAAAATAAAATTGCCCTTCTGGATGGATAAAGGAGAACTTAACAAAATCGCTGTGCTATTCGGTAAATGGTGGGATTACGTTTTAAGTGCGGTCAAATTTCCGTTCAATATTTTAGACGAAGAACACTGCAGTGAACGCATTTTAAATTTGATCGCCTATCAACGCGACGTAGAACGATTTGAGGGCGAGCCGTTAGAATTATTCCGCAAGCGTGTGAAATATGCCTTTTTAAATGCAAAAGATGCGGGCAGTAAAGCAGGCTTTATCCGTATTTTCGAACGTTTAGGCATAGGCTATGTAGAAATTGAAGAACGGTTCGACGTGGAAAACTGGGATGTAATCAAAATTCGCTTGAGCGATTCTCAGCTAGCCAAGAAAACGGAATTATTGAATCTAATCATCCGAAAATACGGTCGCACTTGTCGGCGTTATACCTTTGAAGTGATTACAAAAGAAAGTGTGACGATTCACCACGGCGAATTTAATCACGATTATCAAAGTTTTTATGTGAAAGTAAACTGATAATAACAACAATAATAAGAGGTTTATTTATGGCTAGTTTAATTACGCCACAATTCGAACGCTACGTCGCAGAACAAACCGTTGCACGTGGTACGGTGCAGTTTGATGAATTTATTTTCGCCAATATTCCGGGTTTAAATGAAAACAATCTTGATCAATATCTCACTATGCCGACATCGGCACAAATTGTACACCGACAATCCGTATCACAAAGTGGTGTGATAAACGAAAATGCCGTGGTGTATTCGGTGACGATTGGTACGGAAGTGGGCGATTTTGATTTCAATTTCATCGGCTTGATCAATAAATCAAAAAATATGCTTGCTGTTGCTGTGCAAACTGCGCCAGTAAAGAAAATTCGTAATAAAAATGCTGTACAAGGTAACAGTATTACCCGAAATATCCTTTTAGAATTTTCAGGTGCAAAAGCATTAACTGGGATTAATGTTAATGCTAATACATGGCAAATTGATTTTACGGTGCGTTTACACGGGCTTGATGAGAAAATCCGTTTAACCAATCGTGATTTATATGGTAGAGCGGTATTCTTCGATGATGGTTTCCTGGTTAAACGTAAAACAGGTAATCAATTTACTATTCAACCAGGTGTAGCTTATGTTGAAGGGGTGCGTATGGATTTAACCGCACTTTATAACCTCACCGTAAACAATCTACCGTGCTCAGTTTATGCCGATGTTGTGCATCATTGCACCGTAACGGGCGAATACCAAACCGAAATTAAGTATCTCACGCAATCAAAAGCAGATTATGTGGATACCGCAAATCGCCAGCATTATGTGCAAATCCTTGCCGACATTGACAGCCAAGGCAACGTAACCGACCGTCGCTTGTTTTCACCGTTTTTAGGAATGAATCCTCTAACACTGGACGACACAACCGAAAACACCAAAGACAAACTCGGACATACGCACAAGTTACCTATTGCAAGTCTTGTTAAGCGTGGCATTGTAAAATTGTTCTCAGGCTATGATTCAGATGCCGAAGATATGGCTGCAACGCCGAAAGCAATTAAAGGCTTAAAAGCATTAATTGATGCAATTACGCGCAATTTAGGTAATTACATTCCAAACAGCAAAAAATCCTCTGCAGTAAATAGCAATAGCGCAGAAACCGTCGCAACCAGTGCGGCGGTTAAGACGGCTTACGATAAAGGCGTAGAAGCAAAAACTGCTGCAGACAACGCCCAGAGTAGTGCAAATGATGGCATAAATAGAGCTAATAATGCGCAATCATCGGCAAATGAAGCAAATAATAATGCGAATGGTCGAGTATCTAAATGGGGCGATACGATGATTGGAAGTCTTGCCATTACAGGTAGTCTATCTGGCGGTTTTGCCAATGGGCTTATGCTTAAAAATAAAGCTGGCGGTCAAAATACAAGTGTGTTTGTTGATTTTTATCAAACAGAAAATATCCCTCGCGCATCAATGTGGATGAGAGACGCAGGTAAGAATTCTACTCAAATCGAATTTCTCAACACGCCAGAGGGGGCGGATTGGAATATAGACAGCCGACAAAATGTATTTACGATTACATCATCTGGTAACCTGTGGAGCAAGGCATTCGGCTGGCTGCATGATTACTTCATGAAACGATCTGACTTTATTCATACCTGGTATCCAAATCATTACAACGGGACCACAGTTTACAAGATTAGACATCTTAATTTAATGATTACTGTAATGTATGCCACAGGAGATAAGGAGCTTATTTTGCCTGAAATTTATGATGGTCATTTTGGCGTGTGGGCAACAGATAGAGGGGTAGGCAAAATATCAGTCAATAGCAATTATCCTGTCGGTAATAACCGTGTTAGAGTTGGCGGTAGAGGAGATACTGCAGTGTCAGTATTAGTTATTGGTCATAAAAACGTTTAGGAAATATATGTTAAAACAATTTAACCCAGAATTATTATCATTTAGAGATCCAACTACAAAAGAAGATGGTTGGTTCGATGTCGCTACACAAGATGATATTAATGCTATTTCATTGAGTATTACAAATGGCGGTTGTGTTTGGGTCGAAAATGGACAAATAAAATGCTCAGGAAAAGCTCCGAGTGAATTTCATTTTTTTAATGATAAAACAAAAAAATTCGAAATTTCAGAAAATAAAAAAAATGAGTATTTAAATAAGCGAAAATCTATTTTAATGACAACAATTGCCAATAAAACTGATAATTTTAAGGCACAATATCTTGCAGGCTATTCGCAAGCGGAAATTGATAGTTTTTACCGACAAGAACGTGAGGCGCGAAACGAATTGCCGTTGATGTTACTTACTGAAATTTTTGAAGGGCGTGATGACTTAAAATCAGTCGATGATCTGAAAAAGAAAGTAATTGAAAAAGCGGATTTGTTTGCAATCATCATGGGGAAATTGTTTGCCATTAAGCAAGGGTTTGAAACCCACATTGAAAAGGCTCAAACAATGGAAGATCTAGATAAAATCGAAGAGGATATTAACAAATGGCAAAAAATTTAAAAACATGGGGCTATCACGTTTTAATCGCTGCAGATCAGTTTTTTAATGCTCTTACTGGCGGTGCGGCAGATGAAACTTTATCAAGCCGTACTTATCGCCGAGCAGTGTTGACGCAAAGCAAACCTAAAAAGCGCTGGTTAGTGCTTTACAAGGTGATCAATGGATTATTCCGTGACCCAATGCATTGCGAAACAGCATACCATAGCGAATTAAATCGCAAGCAATATCCGGACGACTTTAAAACAAATTAATAGGTGTTTTTAACATGTGGCAAAAACAAAAACTAAAATTATCCCCACAGGCAAAAACAACATTACAAAACGCACAAAAGGGGATTATTTCCCCTTTTTCGTTATCTGTAAGTGGCACAAAATTGGGCGTGCATAATTGGTCGCACGGTATCAAAGAAAAATCCAATCATTATTTATCACCAGAAAATGCGGTGAAAGCCATTGCCGCAAAATTGGTTGATTATGCCGATCCGAATCGCCCAAAAGGCACGCAAGATGTAATCGCCATTATGGTGACAAATAGCAACATTGATCAGTTTATTGCTGACTTAGAAAACGTGCGCGAATTGTTACCAGAGCCGACATTTAAACAGGCGTTGGACTATGCCAAATCAAGCAAAAATTTGCAAGAAACTAAAATGATTAAAACGCCCACTATGGCGAATCCATCATTTTCTAATAGCGCAGACATTACACCAGGTTCAGCCCGCACGATGCAAAGCATTTTGCGCAATGCCACATCGGCTGCAGTCGCTGCGCAAACAAAAGACCCGATGGCAATGATTGAGGCATTAAAGGCTGCGAAAAAAGAACGCGACAAAGCGAATAACGAAAAAGTAGAGGAAATGCTGAACACATCGGCGAATGTGTATGCGTTTTCTGTTTCGGATTATCTCGAAGTGGCGGAAACAAAAATCAAATTGAATGTGCCGACAGCGGGTAATGTGTTTACTGCTTGTGTGATGTTTATTGGCACAGATTTAACAAATATTAGAGGAATGTTGCAAAATGCCGAAACGTAATCCCAGTGTACAACTTGCACTAAATGGCACGCCAATTTATTTAAACAATATTTTAATGTCGGTTTCAGTCAAACGCGAAGAAAAAGACATGAGCGGTCAAAAATCCAGTACAAAAAAATCCGATAAAGGCGTAAAGGCCAAAGAATTAAACGTTACCGGATTTATTCCATATGCTCGTAGAGAGTTGTTAACAGATTTATTTAATCTTGCCGAGTCTGAAGACGGGAAAGGTGAACAGTCTAAATATCGAGTATCTTGCACGATTGCTGAGGCAGTCAACATGCGCGAGGTGCAATTTAGTGGTGAAGTGACGGCAGCAGAACAGAGTGGGCAGTTAGGGTGGTCCATATCGTTTACTTTACGTGAAGTGAATTCTGTAGCCGAGAAAAAAGACCAACGTAAGCAAAAACCAAAAGCCAAAGCACAAGGGGAAAAAGCACCAGCGGCGAAAAGCTCAAATGCTCAAGGCGGAAATCAAAGTGCGGTTGAAAAAGGCGGTAAATCTGAACAATCTCAAACTAAGCAAGACGATTCGTTTTGGGGCAAGATTGACAAGGAATTAGGGGAAATTGACGGATGAAAATAATCAAAACGTGCATTATTGACGGTGAAGAATTAGAGCTTTCAGACGAACAAATTATTCTTGAGCTTAATAATACAGGGCGCGGATTTGTAACAGTTCGCACAGATAAAGACTGCATTGGCAAAAGTGCGGTATTTGAAATGGGCGAATATGATCACTATTACAAATGGTTCGATGGCATTGTGGAACGTGAACAAGGCGCAGAAAACGGCTATAAAAAATTATTCATTCGCGAAAAAGTGGCCGTGTTTGAAAAGCCTTTAAATTGTTCGCATCGTCATATTACGTTGCGCGATTTGTGCGCATGGATTACCAGCCAAACTAAAATACCAGTGAAAGTGCCACAAGCGGATTATGCCGATACACCAATTTCACTTTTCACACATAACGGCAGCGGTTATCAGCTTTTAGCGAATATTGGGCGACAATATCAAATCGCCGATTATATGTGGCAACAATCGCCAGATGGTTCGTTGTTTGTAGGTTCGCACAAAGATTCACGCTGGGCGGGTAAAAACATTGAGTTTGACGAAGGCATGACATTAACCAGTGGTAGTAATGATATGACGATTCCTATTACTGCAGCTATTCGTCCAGGTGCGATTATTAATGGCAATAAAATTCAGAAAGTGGAATTGCATGGCGATGATTATGTGCTGTCGTGGGAAAATCTAGGTAAAGACGGTAAGCCAGAACAAAAAAGCCCGGAACGCCGACAAATGGAAAAAACATTCCCCGAACTAGCGGGCGGGTATCACTTGCCGAAATACGCGAAAGTTGTCGGCATTGCAGACCCTTCAAGCGGCGGGGATATATCTGATCCATTTCGTCCGAAGTATGCCGTTGAGTTACAACTACTGGACGAAAACGGAAACGAGGATAAAACTGTGCCAGTTTATCCAGCCGTGCCTTTGCCTGTAACAAGTACAGGTTCACAAGGCGGAGATTTTGCTTTTCCTGAAGTAGGAACGATGGTAGAAGTGGGCTTTGCTTATGGGCGAAGCGATCAACCTTTTGTGCGCACGATGTTAGCACAAGGAAAAACAGTACCAAGTGTTGCACCTGGCGAACAACTTAAACAGCAACGCCCCGAAGTGTATGAACGCACCGATGCAGCAGGCAATAAGATTAGAGAAACTGATCAGAAGATTATAGATAAATCCTTTGAACGCTACATCGAAACCGACAGCGAAGTAAAACAAATCGGCACGTCAAATGTGACGATTGATTCCGATAAAACGGAAACTATTGGCGGGAATAACACTATCAGCGTGTTAGGCAGTATCAACGACACTACGGCAAGCAATCGCACCGTAGGAACAGGCGGAACACTGCAAGAAAAAATTGTAGGACTAGCGCAACGCGTTTCAAACGAGAAAAATAAAATCGTCGCGCCATTAAGTTATATGGGGTCAGAAGGTCAAAATATTTTCAGACTGCTAGAAGATACCATTCAACTATTGGGCGAAGTCGCAAGCGCCATTGCAACGCACACGCACAGAGGTTCACCTCCGCCAGATCAAGCAAGTACATTTACTCAGCAGGCAAACCAAGCAGAAACAATCAAAGGTAAACTTACGCCGATTATTGAATAATATATTTACATTTAAACAAAGCGGTCTATTGACCGCTATTTTTTTTGAAAAATTTATAAAAAATGCTTGCATTTAAATTTAAATCGTCCTATTATTAGGACATAGAAAGGAAGCCCACAGGGGGCGCCTGAAATAAGCCTAAAGGAGGCAATTATGACAACTCAAACTATCCAAATCACAAAACCTCAATTAATCGGTTCAGAAAAACAAATCAAATGGGCTAATGATATTATTGATAATATCATTAAAATCCTTGGTGACATTGAAATCCCTCAAGGCGCAACCTCAGAACAAATTGCGCACGTACAAAAAATTATTGATACATTCTTTGGACGTCAAGAATCTTGGGTTTGGATTGATAAATATAGTCGCTTTACAAGTACAACTCCAAAACAAACAATCTTTGCAGTCGTGATGGTTGATGGCGGAAAAAAATAATAACAAGCCTCGAAAGAGGCTTTATTTTAAGGAGAATCAAAAATGAATTATAAAGAAATCATGTATTCAATAGGGCAATTAGTTCGCTGCGTTTATGGCGTTGATGTGCCGGTAAATATTCAAAACACGATCATCCGATTCCCAACAAAAGGAATCGGGCTGATGAATCAACGTGGAGATATAATTAAATCAAGCTCGCAAGATGAAATCATGCGCTTAATGGATAAGATACCTAGTGACTTAACCGATCCGAAAGATAAAATGGATTTTGATGCGCAAGGCGCATTTTGGTTGGGTTATTATCACTATGCAAAATTAACGGATGATATTAAAAACTATGGCGCAGACGAACTAGCCGAGTGCGGAAAGGCACTATACGGCGATCAATGGCAAACAAATCTTGCAAAAGAACTAGGCTTATCAGACGCGCGAAGAATAAGATTTTGGCTAACAAATGAAAGAAAAATACCAACAGGGGTTTGGGCTGATATTTTTGCACTTCTGAATAAAAAGAAAATGAAGATTGAAACTATCATCAATAAAGTTTCAGTATGATTTCAAAGGCGGGATTCTCCCGCTTTTTTTATCTCAACGAAATCAATTTGAGTCGACATTCATCACGTAAAATCTAAGTTATTGTTTAGTAAATAAATCTACTCAAAAAACAATATCAAAAGAATCCCACGGAATTTTTTCACGTAAAAATACAAGGCACGGAAAATCCACTTCCTCCCCCGCCGAATTTGCGTTAAAAATTTACATTTTTTCAGTTAATTTTCAGATTGAAAAATTAGGTAAATAGTTGAAGTAAAAGAGATCGTTTTAATGAAAGAATAGAGATCTTAACTGTAAAATTTACGGGGTTTTACAGTGTTTTTCACTTAAAAGTGATCTGTGTAAGTTTGTAGGCGATTACAGCATATTGATTTATAAAGTGTTTTTATCTTTTACGTGATAGTTAATAAGAAATTTTAATTTCATTTTTAATGATTGGCGGCATCGCCACTAAGATAAATAATTTATGAATGAAAGTGTAAAAAACGGAAATTTCACCGCCATTTTATCGCCACTTAAGAAAGAATTGGTGGGTCGTGAAGGATTCGAAC